GAGCGACGCTCGGGTGCGGCGCCCCTCGTTGCGCTGAACTGTGCTTTGATCTCGCCATGATCGCTCCCAAGGGGAAGCTCCACCAGATCAGAGCCCGCAATATGCGAGTGGAGTGCCGACGAAATCATGTCTGCGCCTTCTCCCCCAAGGTAGTTGCTGACATCTTCGAGAAGTTTTTCTTCCTTCTCATTGCCAGCGGGACGATCCTTGAATTCCAAAGCGTTGAAGTTGATCTTGTTGCCGTCCGCGCCCGTTACTGGATCGCGTTCCGCAAAGCTCTTAGTAACAAACTTCGAACACGTGATAACAGACGCGCAGTTAATACGGTTGTTATAGAGAGTCTGGAAGTAACTAATGAAGTTCTTCTGACTTGACTTGCCGCTGATAACGGAAGTCGTCACGCATCGAGGTGGCAGCAGCCTGTGGTTGGGCGAGACACCGATGTACGCGATGCGGAGAAATTCCTCCTGGTTGCGCATCCCGAGGTTGCCGAAGTACGGCATGAAACCAAGCAGAATGAACTCAATTGGAATCCCATTGTCGTTGACATCGGTGATCGCACTGTCAGGGTCGACATCGGATTTCCAACGACGAGCCTGAAGATCGATGCGGAGAGTGTGCGGAGGAAGGTTGCAGAGAATTTCGTCTTCCGAAAAATTGCTTGCGATAAATACCATTGGTAGTACTCCAGAAATCAAAGAGAGAAGTCAATCGAACCGAGAGCAGCAGCAGCGACTTTACCTTTTTCAGGATCGGCCGCCTTCTTAGGGGCAGTTTTGCTTGTTTTAGGAAGATAGAGAATCTTGTCGACGTTGTAGTTGAGATACAGCTTGTCGTCCTTTTCAGAACTGGAAACTTTACCTACAGCAATTGTAGGTGTGCCAGGAGCAAGCTCAGCGAGTTGCTTAGAGTGCTCAGCCCACGCCGTAAGCTTGAACCAATTCGTTTCCTTGTCTTCGGATTGCCAAGCCAAAGAACGGTTGGTGACGGTTGTGTCGCTAAGTTCAACTTCCTCTGCTTTAGGACCGAGGCCCCCGGTAGCAACAAAGAGGTTGATCGCCAACAGATCGTCGAAGCTGTCGTGTGTGATGATGAGCATCGGCTGCATCTGAAGCACGGAGTCAGGAGTCGGCCGCGTGGGACCAACCGCAAGCACCGTATCCCCCTCAGCCAAAGTCTTTAAAGTCTTGCCAACGTAGTGATCCTTCTTCTGCATCAACTGAACTTTCGTCGCCACACGTTTGTCGTTTGACGGCAGAGATTCAGCGAGTACATTCAAAATCCCTTCGTTATCTTGTGCTTCTGCTGTGATGCGGAGGCCCAATAAAAAGACGTTCATGATTGAGGTTTCTGTAAACCGTTGAGGGATGTACCTTTAGTACCTTGGCAATCTGCTTTGGGCTGACGCCTTGGCTCGCGTAGGCTAGGAGCAAACTGGTCCCACCGCAAGTCAATTTCGAGTTTTTGCCCTGCCTGTACTCGAAGTGCAATGGATTCACACAGTTTTTACAGCCGCAGCTTGGTTTCGGCAGACAGTCTTCGTTTGGAATATCTAAGTATCTAACAATTAAATTCCTAATGTAATAGCGCTTTTTAAGTGCGTACACGCACGGAACAGCGTTTGTATATGATCCAGTCCACGGGACACATGTTTTATAGTCGTAGTTGTTAAACGCGAGATCTTTAAAAAGTTGAGCTAGGGGAGTCTCTTTAGTTTCAGTATAGTCTAGTTTTGTTTTAGTGGCGTTTAACGCACGACCTATATCGATTGCCTGCGCCTGCGCGTGGGCGGTACCATTTGCGTCGAGCGGTAGCGTCAGCTTTGACTCGTTTCGGTATACGAATAGGGTGTGCGTCAGCAGGGTCACACGTTCTACCGAATCCAATAGAACCTACGGAGTGTATGGCCTTTTTTTAGCACCATGTCGAGCGTGTTTAACCTGTACATTGCGTCTTCATAACTTTTAAAGACCTCTGCTTTCTCTTGATCTTTAGAGTATTCTGCGATCACACCGCTGCACAGAGATCGCTTAACGTAGGACGTTTTTGCGGGGCTGACGATAAGCCACACCTCGCGAAAGCGAAGATATGGTTTCTCCTTCATCTCGGTTTCGGAATACAGGTTTTTAGCCCTGCGAAGTCTAGTGCGAAAGACGCCATCTTCTATATATTGACCTTTCTTAACAGTCGAGTCTGATGTTGACTGTGTTACATCACTGATGATACTGAGTTGAATGTTGAACTTCTTCTTTGCAGAACGCGCCGCATTACTCGCTTTGAGCGGAGAATCGAACGGCCGTGGGAGGATATGAAGATCGTTGTCGCTTTGGATGACGCCGAAATATAAACCGTCACCGGCTTGCACGGTAAAGATCTCTTTTATCGGGTTTTTAGGGATTTTAAATGGTTCCATCATTTCGCTGCCCATGTGTCTCCTACGCTTGCGTCGGCTGAAGCTGGTACGGATCGTAGCACTGTCTCCGCAGCTTTGATCATAATGTTTTCTAGAATAGTCTTATACGTCTCGGCTAGATCCTCTCGCACCTCTAGAACGATTTCATCGTGTACACACGCAACCATGGTTACGTCGCACGTATCGCCTTGGATGTGGTCATTAAGTTCGGCGACCGCGATCTTCAAGATGTCTGCGCCGCTTCCTTGGATCAGGGTATTGGCAGAGCACATCATTGTCGCATCGTCGTAGCTTAAAAGTCGGCGCCTGCCGCAGGCAGTACGGATGTACGCCCAACCGTCTTGGACGAGAGCCGAACGCTCTTTGTGCCATTCTCTTAGCCGAGGGTACGCAGCATGGAAGGCAGCGTGGGCAACCTTCGCCTCTGACAAAGATATGATCTTGCCGCTTTGCGCCGCATACGTCTTGTACTTCCGGTAGCCCATTCCATACAGCAAAGCGAAGTTGAGGGTTTTACCGTCCTGTCGTTCGGACTTTTGTACTTCGGAAATGTCTTTTTTGTAAATAAGACTGGCGGTCAGCGTGTGAAGGTCGATGTTCTCCTTAAATGCTGTGCGCATCTGGGGGATGTTGATTAGGTCGGCGCCCAACCGAAGTTCGATCTGAGACCAGTCGCAGATCACCAGTTTGTAACCGGGTGTAGCTATGAGGCACTGACGAAACTCTTTCGAGCGTGGAACTTGCTGGATGTTGACTGCAAAAACCGTTTTGGCGGTCTTTTTGCCTGTCTTGGGCGCCCCGCTGCTCGTGAAGCGACCTGAGTTTGCACCGACTTGGTTGTAGTTCGAGTGTATCCTGTGGGATACAGGATTTACATTGTTGAGAAGCTTGTTGACGTGCTCAAGGCTGGTTTCGATCTTTGTGCGTGTTCGGTACAAGTTTAGGGTTGGGTCCTCGCTGTCGAATTCCGCCAGCACAACCTGATTCAAGGTCTGCTTGTTGGTTTTGGGATCGCGAGGGAGGTCGATGCCGCAAGCGTTAAACGCAGCGATCACCTGAGTTGGCGAACCGGGGTTGAACTCCTTCTTGGGTTTTTTACCTAAGGCAACACCGTTGTCGCCGCGTGGGAGCTTGAGTTCTTCCGGCAGGCGCTCGTCGAGACTTTGCACGAATTCGTGCGTCGCTTTCTCCAGCGTCTCTTCGATGTCAACTCTCAGTGTTTTAAGTTTCTCAATGTCGGCGTTAAATCCTCTGTAGCACATGATCGCTACGGGTCGAATACACCTCGATTCGATGCTGTAAATCTGCAGCAACTCCTCTTCTTTAAGTTCGCTGAGTTGCTGTGCTGCAATCTTTGGCAGGATGTCGACGTCCTTAGCTGCGTATTCGATTTGGGCCAGGTCGAGATCCTCTTGACTCCAGTCTGAGGTCTGCTGTTCCTTGCTGATCTCAAGGTCAAGCCTTCGTTCGGCCACGGCTTTCAAGCCGCAACTAACGTCCGCAAAGTACGGTTGCTTGCTTTTCGGCGCGATCCTCTTTTCTTTAAAACCTGCACGTAAGACGCGTTCTGCTACGTAGGTGTCAAAGATTTTGCCTTTAAAGTCGATGCCGAGCTTCAGCAGAAACTGGAAGTCGAAGTTCATGTTGTGCCCCACAAGCATCTGCCGGGACTCAATGAAGTCCTTTAGCTCTCTGTCTGCGGGGACTTTGAACAGATCCAGTACAAAAACAGACCTATCACCAATCTCTGGGGCCGCGTCAC